TCCACTACATATCGTTATGATTGTAGTGGAGCAATTTAAAAAAAATAGAGAAAACTTGTGGGGGTAATAATAATGGCTGAGTTAGATATTAGAGACAAAGAAGGTATAAGGCTAGGTTTAATAGGTGCTCGTAAAAATGCTAGATTAACACAATCTGAATTAGCTAAAAGAGTCTATATAAGTAGAAGTCATCTTGCTTCTTTAGAGTTAGGTACTCGTAATGCTAGTGATGACGTGTGGAAAAGACTTAAAAAAGAATTGAGAGTCAAAAGCGTCGAGGAACTTTGGGAGAGGTTTACATATAAGGATGGCTATTTCCACGGTGATGATGGACATAAAATAAAAGACCCTAAGTATTTTAAATATACTGATAATGAGGAGGTAGATGACGATGAATATGATTACTAATATAGCTGCTTACATGAGGGCACTTGGTGGTTTAATACTGTTTATTATAGCTTTAACATTGTCGATTGCTATATTAGCAACTTTTATTATAAAGATTGCTATTTCTATAAAAAATAACTATAAGAATAAAGATAATGACCTTTAAATATAAAATTAAAAACAGGAGGTAATTATATTGACTAGAGTAATTGTTAATGGAGTAGAATTATTATACGTATTAGGTGTAACTATATCACCTAATAATACTAAAATAGCACAGTTGTGTATCGAGGATAGCAAATTAGTAGTTGAAGATAACAAACCTGTTGTAAATCTAATTACATTAGATTGTCTAAAGGACGATATAGAAATTAATGTTATAACAGTTGATAAAAAACTAAACATACAAAAGGTGTATTATGAAAGTGCTATAAGTGATTAAAAGTATTTACTTATTGACTCTTATAGCGACACAGTCACTAAGTGTAACAATATAAAAGGTTGATATTGGTAAATAAATGTGTTATATTATATGTGTAATATAACACATTTTTTTATTGTGTAAAATACGTAAGAGGGTGAAGGATGTGCCTAGATATGGGCCTAAAATTGATGATGACGACTTAGCTATATTTAAGAAAGCTACTCAAAGTCAATATAGTTCCACTTTATATGAACAACTTAAGCGTGATAAAAAACTTGAGAGGTTTATATGTGCATTACAAGTATGTGGTTCTAGAAATTATAGTCTTAGGAAAACTTGTGAATATATAACTAAGCTTTTTCCTAGTTACTGTAGAGGCAAAGGTTTACATCCTCGAACACTTGCCGATATGATATCATTCTATCCAGAACTAGAGGAGGCTTATGGTTTCTCTAAAGATATTGGTGCAATGGCGGCTTATAACAGAGCTAAAGCAATTGCAGAAACTACTGATGACATTAATGATATTAAATTGTTTAATGAGATGTATGATGATGGCTCATTATTATATATAAGACCTGATACTAGAGATGCAAGTAATGAAGATGGTGGCGGTGTTGTCACTGAAGTAAACATATTTAACAGCAGGTCAGAGGAAAAAGATAATGAGTAGATTAAATATAGATATAGGTAAATTAATTATATCTACTTTTGATAATGTTTTTGAATCTATTATACAATGTAAGTACAACAGGGTTATATGTAAAGGTGGACGTAACAGTACAAAGTCATCTATGATAGCTTTAGCTATTATACTTGGTGTATTTATTTATAAATGCGACGCTGTATGTATGGTAAAATATAATAACAGAGTATTCGAAAGATTGGTCAGCACATTTATGGAAATGCTTTATAGATCTGGTTTATATGGCTTTTTTAAATATAAAGCACAGCGTCAAGAATTAGTACTATTAGATGGATGGCAAGGTAATGAAACAAGGTACTCAATTAAGTTTACTGGTGTAGACGACCCTAATAAATTAAAGTCATTTAAACCTCGTTCTGGTGCAGGTGGTTTCAGATATATTTGGTTCGAGGAGGCAACTGACTTTACTGGTATAGCAGAAATAAACAACGTAGTTAATACAATGGGTCGTGGTGAGGGAGAACATATTGTTATATTAAGTTATAATCCCCCTAAAAGCACATCTAACTGGGTAAATATTGAATATAATGCGCCTTGTGGTATTGTATTAGGTTATGAAAAGAATAGTTATGTCACTCAATTCGATATTGAGTATACTAATGAAAAAGGTGACGTTACTAAAGAAACTGTTAGACAGTTAGTACACCATAGTACATACTTGGATGTAATCGCTGACGGACATGCAGATTGGGTTAAAACAACTATTATTAATGCAGAGGTCGCTAAAAAAGCTAATTACGACAATTATCGCTGGGAATACTTAGGTGAGGCTATAGGTACTGAAGGTAACGTCTTTAGAAATATAAGAGAGCTACATCATAATGATTATAGTACTAAATATATTGACAGAGGTCTTGACTTTGGTTTCTCAGTTGACCCATCAGTTTATGTGGAGTGGTGCTACAACGCATCAGAAAAATCAATTTATTTACATAATGAGTACGTAGCCGTTGGTGTTGACAATGAAACTTTAGTGTACAACATTAAGCGATTTAATAAACATGACTTTACTGTTTGGGCAGACAGTAGCGAACCAAGAACTATCAATGAATTAAGAAAATTAGGACTTAGAAAAATACAAGGTGTGAAAAAAGGACCGGATAGTGTACGACATGGTATCAAGTGGCTACAAGATTTAAACTCTATTTATATAAATCCTATTACGTGTCCTTTCACATATAAAGAGTTTACTAGATACGAATATGCTATGAATAAACTAGGTGAGTACACTGGAGAGTTACCTGATAAAAACAACCATAGTATAGACGCTACTAGATACGCATTATGTGCAAGAATTGATGCATAGGGGGTGATTTATAATGGAAATATTTACTTCTACTGGCTTTTTAGGTGCAAATAAAGTATTTCCTCCTACTAAAAGTAAGGAGAGATTAGCAAAATATAAAGTTAATAACACTAGATATAAAGGTGAGTACAATAAAGAAAGACAACTAGTCATTAAAACTGTTAACGGTACTAAGACAATAAACTGGAAAGTGCCTAAGTTAAACTATTATAAACTTGTTACTGATAAATTTGTGGGCTTATTATTAAATGAAAAGCCTATTATTGGTACAAAGAATAAAGACTTGGAGGACAAGTTAAGTGATATTGTTACTAATAGTTCTTTTTGGTTAGCTTTCCAAGAGGCAGCTAGGACATTTAGTAGTTTAGGTGATGGTGTACTGTATGTTTATAATGACAATGGTTTACCTGGTATTAATGCAGTAAATCCAGAGTTTTGGTATAAAGTAGTATATAGTAACAACATCAATAATACTAAATGTCATGTATTGGCTCAACCTATATATGAGGAAAACTTTGATAATGTTGCTACTGAAGATAAAATAATTGCATTGAGAGTAATGGAACATTATAGAGGATACTACATAGAGAGGTATTATTCTTATAATGGTTCTACTATTGGACAGCCTATAGAGTATGTAAATGATACTGGTGAAACAATACCTGTTGAAGGTAAAAGATACGCTACTGGTATTAGGGGTTTTGCAGTTATAGATTTTAATAACAGTAAAGCTGTAGATGAGGTCTATGGTAGTTCTGACTATGAAATATTTAATGAGGCATTGGAATTAAAAGAAAAGAAAATTAGTCAGCTTGATTGTGTTACTGATAAACATATTGACCCTATCGTGCAAGTACCTTATTCTACGATTGAAGAAAATGAGGAAACAGGTAAGGCGGAGTTTAATGGTCTTGGTAACTGGATAGCTGTACGAGAGGGAGAGGAAATAAAATACATATCGTGGGATGCTAAAACAGATGCTGTATTAAGTTTAGTCAATAAATTAGATGATGAAATAGCAGTATTATCTGAGATGGGCAAGGCTTTCCTTTTTGGTGAGTACGCTAATGTATCTGGTGAGGCTCTTAAGACAATGATTAAGAGTGCACTAGATAAGGCAGCTAGACAGATAGATACAATAGAACCAGCTATTAAGAAAGCATTGTGTGCAATGTTAGATATAGTAGGTGTCAGTGTTACTCCTTCTGATATAACTATTGGATGGCAAGACGGTATAACAGAAACAGACTTAACAATAGCTCAAACAGCTAAAACTAAGATTGAGGCTGGTATAATATCTAGAAAGCGTGCCATTATGAAATATGAGGGTTTAACTGCTGAGGAGGCAGAGAGGGACCTTGATATTATAAATAAAGAAAATAGTAAAGGAGGTATAGTGCATGAGTAAGCTATTAGAGTTACTTGGACAGGAAGCCTATGATAAACTAAAAGCAGCATTAGGCGACCAGTTCGAGGACTTTGAGACACAGTATAATGATGGTAAACTTAATGATGCTGATGTAAAAGCAAAACAGCAGGAGTTAGGTTTACTTGAAGATACTGATGTTGAAGATGGTGAAGGCGATAAAACTGAGGCTGAAGATGGTGAAGGCGATAAAACTGAGGCTGATAATGGTGAAGGCGATAAAACTGAGCCTGATAATCAGCAAACAGATACAAGCACAGATTTAACTACTGATAATGCTAATCTTGTGTTACTTGACGGGTGGTTAAAAGAAGATGGACAGGTAGATTATGATAAGATACTAGATGATACACTGAAAGGTTACATTAAGAATCTACATGAAAGGCTTAAACAGGTCGAGTGGGATTACAAGTACAAGATGGCTATAGCTGTTGAGGCGTTAAAGTCAAATATGTATGACCCAGCTGATGCAGACAAGTTTATAAGTACTTCTGAGTTAAGCATTGATGATGAGGGTAATGTAGTTGGTGTTAAAGAGGCATTTAACAAATTAAGAGAAACTAAACCTCATTTGTTTAAGTCTACTGACTCTAGTAATGGCAATGCTGGTTTTAATCCAGCTAAAGGAAGAAAAGTAGACGGCTATAGAGATGGAATGTCTTTTGCAGAGGCATTTAATTAAAACAAGTAAAGAAAGGTGTGTAAGTATGGCATACGCATCTGAGTATTTAGAGGCTTCCTGGGGAAGGTGATATGATGCAAACTTTTAAAACTCTAAAGCGCGGTGAGACATTCGCATTTTACGCAAATATAACAGACGATGATGGTATGCCTGTTACAAGCATGGCTGACAAGTTGCGGTCACAAATAAGGACATCGCTCGATGGGCTTGTCGCTGAGCTGACGGTTACGGAGACGCAGGTACCCGGACAATATCTGTTTGAGGCAGGACCCACGGATACGTGGCCGGTTGGCACTCTATATATCGATATTCGCAAGTACAATGGTGGCCGGATAACATCATCACCGACATTTAAAATAATTTGTGAGAGGGAGATAACGAAAAATGGCTGATACAATACATATAACCATATCTGAGGGCGAAATTGGCCCTGAGGGTAAATCCGCATATCAGGTGGCCGTGGCAAACGGGTTCCCCGGCACAGAAGAAGAATGGCTGCAGTCTCTGAAGGGTGAGCAAGGTCCGCAGGGGCCAAAGGGGGATAAAGGAGACACAGGTAAGAGCCTTGAGTTCAATTGGAACGGTACTCAGCTCGGAGTGAGAGTTGAAGGCGATGCAACATACCAGTATGTAAACCTTAAAGGCGATAAAGGTGATAAAGGCGACCCCGGTGAAAAAGGGGAGAAAGGCGAACAAGGACCACAGGGCGACCCTTCTACAGTAAATAACATTGTAGCGGTAGATGGTAATATAGAATTAACAGCAAATGATATTCCTTATGATGAAGATACATCTGTAAAAGTGAAAATTGATGAACTTAGGCAACAAATTAACACTTTGGACTATTCAACAGTAGCGGCAGTGACAGATGTTTACACTATCGACTTCGCTAACTCACCCGTTAAGAACGTAAAGATAGAAACAGAGGATACCAATGCAAAGACAGTAGCACTGGCAAATGTACCCACAGGCGATGCAGAACTGTTTATCGAGTTGACATACACCAGTGCCGCCACCATAACGTGGTTTGAGGGCATCACTTGGTTAAGCGGCTTTGCTCCAACCTTTACCGAGGGCAAAGTG